TCAGCGTAGAAGACGATCTTGTCATCGCCTTGAACTTCGATTTCCTTGATGACCTTACCACTAAGGTCGCTGAAGTCACGGCTCTTGTCCCAAAATCCCATTTACAATCTCCTTCTCAAACGTTGTGAACTGAATCTGTTGCACTCTAATATGCTCAGAAGTTATATCAGTGTAGCCTCTTTCTCTAAGCCACGCAAGCAGTTTCAGTGCTTTGATGCGACGGACTTGAATTGCTCCGTCGCTGCTACTCATGACCCCTTTTGGAAAGTCTCTTGGAAACCTCATCCAAGCAGAGAAAGCGATGTTAACATCTTTTTCACCAGATAGCAACGAGGTAAGGCAGGCAGCGACAAGCTTTTCGTAGTCCCTAGCACCTGCCTTGGCAAGCTTCTTGCTCAAGCCCGCTTCATCGGCTTCGTGACAAAGAAGCCTCGATAGATGGGGTAGTTCCGCATGAACTTTCGAGCATACAGCGCGATGAAGTCGTTGCTGATTTTGAAGTCGTCGCCAGTCGTCTTGATTGCAGTCTCCCAGCGGAGGCGGTTTGCAATCAGCCATGCGCTGCTCTTCTTCTTGCCAGTGGCAATCAGCTCGAAACTGAACTGTTTGAACAGGTCATAGACTTGAGGATTTTCAGAATCGAAAGCCTCGAAGCGGGCAGTCAGCTCGGTATGAACGTTATTCACTCTTTCTCCTTTTCTCATTGTTGAGATTGGCGCGTCTGGTAGGACTCGAACCCACAACCCGTAGCCTAGAACACTCTTGCTCTATCCTTTGAGCTACAGACGCGCAGTTTTAGTGGCAGCTAGCCCAGTCGGTGCCTAGCATGTACCCAGCAGACAATTCTACGTTAAGTTTGTAGTATTGTCCAGCCTCTCGCACAGCGATTGTTGCAAGTTCGCCAGCTCTACAGTAGCCACGGAACCACCCCTTGTCATTGTGAACTGGGTCGCTCCAGACCTTACCGTCTTCGCTCTTAAATGCCTTGCACTCGGCCTCGCTGCCGAACTTCTTCCATGCCACCATGCTCCGACGAACCTCTAGCTGAGCTTCGTCGTGGTAGGCAATCAGTTGCTGGCAGAAGACCTTATTCTTCCAGTCATCACGGAAAAAGTCAACCCACAGGCCCTCATCTTTCAACATTTTTTCATGGATGACCATCGCACGCTTGGCACAGATGACGCCAGCCGACTGGAATGCCGTATTGATGACGTTCCCCTTTGTGCGGATCGGCAACTTTCGGTTGTCAATGCCCATAAGGAACTTCTTCTGGCCCGGACCTTCCCAGTATTTTTGCATCTTCTCTTTCAGCTCCTTCAGAGGGCTTGCCTGCTCCCAGAACGCATCGAAGATGATCTGACCTGTATCCAAATCGCAGCCCACCGTTTTAGCCACACGCGCTGGCTGAGCATTGTAACTGCACCCGTACTTGACGTTCTTCGCAGTTGATCGAGGAAACTCACGTCCGAGAATTCCCGTGATCTGGCGCGCGAGCACGCTATGGCAGTCATTCGGCTTCTCAGCCGTGAGTGAAACTCCGTACTCAGGCCCACCCGCGTAGCGGTATACGTAGTGGGCTTCGATCTTCGCTTCGAGCGAATCAAAGTCGTAACCAAGTTGAAGAAACCCGTCATCCTTGTCTACTCCGAAAAGCGCCCGCATATTCTTGCCATACAGGTTGGTCACACGCGGGATGTTAGCCACGAGACGGTGCTTAAAACGGCTTGTACCAGCCCCGCACGAGTCGGCAGGTGTCTGGATACGTCCGTCTTCTGCAATGCGTCCAGCGGCCATAAAACCCTTTCCAGCGAACTCATAGTCATCGTCCAAGTCGTCAGGATCAAAACCTCCGCCGAGAATACTGTTACGCCTGTGGGCATATGTCAGGTACTCAGAGACAAGCTTTGCGTGCGGAAACTGGTCTGCCAGCTCCAACAACGCCGGGTCAATTTCCTTCTCCATTCCAACGGTGATAGTCGGATTGGTGTACACCTTCAGCGGGCGCTTCAGGTCGTGCTTAAGCAGCTTATCCCGAAGCCGCGAAGCAGGAACGTCTAGCTCACTACAACGGTCACGTTTGAACGGGCTTGAAAGCGTCTGCTCAACGTACCGCTCAACAGTGTCAGCGAACTTCTCTGGCGTCAGCTTCTTCTTCTTACTATCACAGGTCAGGTCACGTTCCTTGTATTGCGTCGGACGCCAGCCCAGCTCTACAAGCCACCCTTTGATGTGCGTGGTATCCTTGACAGTGGCAGGCTCATGCGTCATCACAGCTTCGTCGGCAGGCATCGGCATTTTGCCATGCTTGTCGTAGACCTTGTACCACCAGTGCCCAGATTCTTCCAAAATGGAGCCTTCGTGACGTTCAATCCATTTAAGAACGACGGCTGACGGTTCACCATTCTTCTTGAACTGAATCTTCGGTGGAATGTAACCTTTCAGTTTTGTCAGACCCATTGGCTTAGGCGGAAGCAGCGGCTCAACTAGCAGCCGTATTTCTTCCATCTTAGCATCAAGCTCTCGGACATTTGCTTCAGCAAGTTCAGCATTGAACCAGAAACCCCTGTGCGATTGCCGAGTGACGATATCCCGCGTCATCTGCTCAAGCACAAACGGACCTTGCCAGTTCCAGCTACCCATTTCATCGACAAGGTTGAAGTAGAGCTTAACGTTCACTGCAACGTCGCGTTCATTGTACACCAGCATTTCTGGGTGATACTGTGCGAACTCAGCTCCCTTCGGCGAGTTGTATTGAATGAGGCCAAGCTCTACAGCTTTAGCTCGCCAATCAATCTTATCAAGCCCGAGTCGCTTACCCCACTCGTCAAGCGAGTGACCGCCATACCTATCAGGGTTCAACACCTTTGACAAAACAAGGGAGTCGATGATTTCAACAGGGTTGCCATTTATATAGCACTGCTCGCCTATTTCGTAATCAATGCCAAGCCACAACTTCAGCACCAAAAGGTCGTAGTCGATGATGTTGTGGCCGACGATCGTCGTCATCTTTGCTAGCAGGCGCGGAAACTCTGTACGAACTTCGTCCCCTACGAACCTGTAGACAGCGCCAGAGTCGATGTCTTGTACAACTAGACACCACACCATGAACGTCGGCTTAAGCTTGAACGGGCTTGCCAAGTAGTCAATTGTCGTGTGGTCAAGAAGCCCATTGGCTTCGATGTCAAATACGCCTCTCATCCTTCTCCTTTTCTTGAACGTAGAAAGTACACTGGACAATCTGTGCATCTGTATCTGGATTGTAGCCGATCTTCTTCATTTTGTGGAACGGCAGCGATGAACAGTCGTCTTTCTTTTTTTTTTTTGCGCAGTTCATGCACATTCCACCTTTAGGTTGCGCTCCCCCTCATTTTGCCAGCAACGCGATTTGTTCGGCGTACTTCTTTACGCGCTTCATGTCGCCTCGCAGGATGCTTTCTCGCATATTCATCATCAAGTCCACAAGCTTGACTTTCTTAGCCAGAGGATTCGCCTTCACTTCTGTGAGGTATTCCTCCCGTGACTGCCAACTCTTTTTGTGAGTAATGGCAAGAACAGCCTCAACGATGTTGTCTTCAAACAACGCTTCAAGAAGCTCAACCTTGCAGGCTGTGTCTTCTAGCATGTCGTGAAGCATTCCAATTATTGCAAGACGTTCATCACCGTCATCTTTCAGTGCCGAAGAAACCATTTCAAGATGGTACATATACGGATGGCGTCCGTACATCTGCCCAGCGTGGAATTTCTCTGCCAGACCCCTTGCCAGTTCTAAATCTTTCATTAAACGCTCCTTTGCTGAGTCTTACCACACTTTTCGCAAGTCCTGAACTGGAGGAAAGTTCTCCACGTCTTACACCAGTTTAACCCAGACCACTTGCCCATTTATGCCAACAAAACACGTCAGTACTTTCTCCACCCGTCTGGGAGGTCACAATTAGATGGCGCAAACTTGAACATAGGCGATATGTCTGCGTCTGTGTATCCGGCAAGGCCGCAGCCCACCCGCGTCACTAGGAATTTCTTATTCCAGTTCTGCCTTGCGTAGAGGATGAATTTTCTCACATGCTTCTCTACAGTGTCAAGCGGCAGCGTGCGAATGTTGTGGTCTTTTGTTGGAATGGCATAGGCCATCCCTGTTGGACCCTCGCCAACACCATATACAGCCCCGTAGAGCCGTTTTGCGTCTAAAGCTGCACCTCTACCATGCCTGCCTGCTAAATTCGATCCAAAGACGAATATGCGATCCATGTAGCTCCAATGAAAAGCCCGCACTAGGCGGGCTTGTTACTCACTGACGAAGACAGTCGCCGCTTGCGATTGACAGTCCTATTTTGAAACTGTTCCGAAGTCCGGTGCCCAGCCTTCGATCATAGCACCTTTCATCCCGCCAGTTGCGAGAGCAAGAATGACAGCGTTGAAAACGTAGTCAGGAATTTCTTCGAGCGCAGGAACGTTTCCGTCCTGATTTGCCCCGGCCAGTGCTAGTTCGATGATGGATTCGGACAGGTCTTTGATTTCGTTAATTAGTTCTCTTTTGTTAGGCTGCGATATCCTCGTTAACATCACGCTTAAGCAGCGCAACTTGCGATTTCACATACGCGCCGAAACGCTCGTCGGTGCCTTGCTCTTCACTGTCTTCCCACACGCCGAGATATTCGGCGACAGTCAGATTGTATTCCAGCTTGTCGATTGCCCGCGTAGAAGCAACATACAGCAGATTTTGCTCTTCAGTTGACAGGCCAGTCCACTCGCCGTCTTCATTGTAGCACGATTTGAAGTCGCTTTCAATACGCACTTGACTCCACTCGCGGCCCTTCGACTTGTGCGCCGTCGTGAACGTCACATGGGGTTCACGGCTGTTGCAGTGGCATTTTAGGATGGAAATCCAGTTCTCTGCAAGACCTTCCTTGACAACCTTGACAATCCGGCCAAGCTCGGCATCACCCTTAGATTCAGCAACCATTTCATACCATTCCGTGTACGGCAGCATCTTGTCGTGCTTGACGTTCTTCATATCACCACGGTAGAGAGCGACAGCCGATTGTAGCAGCTTAACGAAGTCCTTCACGTCGATTTCGATAGAAACTTCAGTGCCTTTCCGAATCTCGCTGATTGCAGCGTACAACAGCGCGCTGTTTGTGCGGAACAGCCGGGTGTACGGCTGAGATTCATCGACGATACCTGCGTTCTTGGCAACAGACGCGATCTTCTCGTTTCCGGTGATAGTCATTGCGCCTTCAAGCACCGCAGTGGCGATGTCTGCAACAGCCTGACCGTAGCGGAAGCTCTTGGTCAAGTGGCGCGAAGCACAATCTACCATCTGCATCGCATTGACAGCCCCGCGCCAGCCATAGATTGCTTGGCGGGCATCCCCCACCATGACAATCTTCATGTGGCCTTGCTGGTTCAGGATTATGTCCAGAACGCATGGCGTGGTATCTTGGAACTCATCGACGTACACGACTTGAAAACCGTGGAACACGGGCTTCGAGAGCTGGTACATCTTGAGATACGTGTCGTGAGTAGCAAGAACAGGGCTGTTGATCTTCGTGCGCTTGCTCCAGAGCTTCTGTGCAACTCCGAACACGATGCCCTTGACGTAGTTCAGTGCTTGCATGTTCTCTGCGAGCTTGTCCTTGAGGTCCGCCATCGGAACGTGTTTCATAGCCAGTTTAGGATCAGCCGACTGCTCGAATCGAGCAACAGCTTCACGGGCCAGCAGGCCGATGAAATTTGCGCTGATAGCAACGCCATCCGCCGTCTCAAAGGAGTTAACGTTGAAGTACCGTGCGATTTCCGAGCCAGTGCCTGCAACGTTGACGTAACGGCCCTTGGGACGGCTCAGCTTGTCGCGCAGCTTTGCGCCAAAAGCGGCGTAAGCCATGCTGTGAGTGGTCTTGCAAACCACATGCTTCGGAAATTTTTTGCTTGATTCGGTCGCAGTGACCTTGTTGAATGCCAAGTACAGGCTGGGAACTTCGTGAGACGCGGCCATCATGGTGAGCGTAGAAGTTTTTCCAGAGCCTGCGCATGCTTCTATCTTGAGCATGTCTTCGGTCTTGAGAGCGGTGATGCATTGCTGTTGTTGCTGTGTAGGAGTGCGGCTCATTTGTTTCTTTCCGTTCAAGACGTTGTGTGTCGATGGGGTGAATTATGAGCCGTTCCGCTCAACAATGCAAGCCCCTTTTGCTGTAGTGGCTATTCTCAGCTTTGAGAATTATCGTCGGCCTACGCGGGTAACAGACCGGCCGCCGAAAGATCGACTGGGAGTTGTCGTGATTCCGCGAGAGTTTGTCGTGCTATGTTGCTGAACATACGGGCGCGGCTGCGGGTTGTAGATCGGGCGACGATCATAGCTCGGAGCCACAGGCGCCCTGTAGGCGGGGGCTGGAGCGTGTTGCACAATTTGTTGCTGGTTGACAATCACAGTGCTCTGCTTCGGCGTTGAAGACTTGCCCATCATGTAGCCAAGCAAGCCGCCACCGATTACGCCAGCCGCAGCCGCCGTACCGGCTCCGACGCCTTCTTTGGCGTGCTGTTGAGGTTGTTGGTACTGCGGCTGATACTGTTGCGGCAGAGGAACGCCAGATGCGTCTACAGCAACAGGTAGCGGGGCTACTGGTTGAGGTGATGCTGCGTAAGACTCTCCGCCACCGCATGCGGTAAGCGACACGGCCAGAAGTGCAGCAATTGCGAAAGTAGAAAACTTCTTCAAATCAATTCCCCTTCAGTTTTACGGTTTGGTTTGCGACGCCAGCATTGAAGCGATCAATATAGGCGTCTTAGTACAAATCAAGAGCTGCATCGTAGTTTTCCAATGCAAACTCTCGCCAGCCTGACGTGATTGAGGTACAAACCTTCATCAAGGTCAGCGTGAACGCTTCTTTTGGCGTTTTCTTTCCAGGGTAGGGTACGAGGCTTCTTTCCAGAGCCAGCACCATAGCTTCCTCTACAACTGAGTATAGCTGAATCTTCCTGTCACACGCAAGGAACATTTCCTTGCTGCACATCACCTCTTCGTCTTCAGGCTTGTCAAGGTGCGCCACTGCTACGTGGACAGTATCGTGGTCGTACTTTTGAACAACTCTAGTCATTGTAGCATCGAAGAAAGCCCCTTGTCAACTTTCAGGTTAGGATGCTGTGCGTGTAAGTGTCGCGCATGCGATCCTGATAGAAGGACTCCCACTCTGCCGGGATTACTGCCCCAAGCTTTCGCATTGCGTGGATGTCTTGCATGGTCTTTAAGAAGTGTGGGCTGTCTTTCAAGTACCTGTGCGACATCTTCAGCATGTAGAGCACGTTCAGGCTCGGAACAGTCACTGTGACGCCACCAGATAAAACAGTCCAAGTCTTTTCTGCGTCATGTTCTTCGACAAAACGCAGAAGCTTTTCAGCTCGGCTACCTTCCTATGCAAGCTCTACCTCGCACATGCGGCCATCCCTCAACCGCATGCACATCGAATCTCCGCCGTTTATCGGGTAAAACGATGTAGGAAGAACTGATTCTCGAATCTCAAGCGAATCCTCATACGTGGCTACGAAGTCGAGGTCATTCGGTTCCCGGTCAGAGAGTCCACGAATTTTTAGCGCAAGTGATCCGATTACCAACATTTTTCTTCCTTTCGAGTTAAAGCTTAGCAGCGGGAGCTATACCAGTCACGGCACTGTACTTCCATTTCTTGAAGCGTGTCAAGCAGTTTCCCATGATTTTCGATCCATAAGCATCGACAGCCCCGCCCTCGTCTTCCGGGTCTTCAAGCCGATACGAGAACGGTCGCTCGTCGTAATACCCGTCGTCACTGCACGGAAGTTGGTATGAAACGCAAGAAACGTCTACAACGACTTTGACATTTTCGAGAATGTCATTGATACGGGCAGCAAGCGCCTCTGCTTCCGCTTCTTCTCCTTCTTCAAGCAGCATCAGCTCGTTAAACTGCTTCGTAGCTTCTTCGATGCCGTCAGAGATAAACTTGACAGCATCTTTTCGCATGGCTGCGCGTTTAGCGCGAATTTAACTGATGTCAACCACGCCAAGAACGATATTACTCATGTGGCCCTCCATTTCAGCAGTAGGCAGACGAAGAATTACAGTCGTTGACAGTATAAACGTCTTCCAGCGTCCACTTAAGGTCTTCAAGATCGACAGGGATGTCAGAGGCTTGCTGGATGTCCTTGATTTCTCCGAGAAGCTTCTTAATACCCTCGATTCGCTCTGCAACTGCTTTGACGGCTACCTGAGTAACAGCTTCCTTTTGCTTTTTGTACTCGTTCAGATCGACACCACCGACAATGAATTCAGTCTTAGCCATTTTCAGATTTCTCCTTTTCAATTTTGAAAGTGTTGTGCTTGTACACTGGTATCAGGTACGGAAAGAATACAAGCATCTGGATTGAGAAGCAAAGTGCAGCGTAGTAGGGATTCACTTGACTCGCACCAACACCACACTAGCTTGAGTAATCTCTTGCTTGATGAATTCCGCAGCCTTCTCGTGAGATAGTTAGCCTACCTTGTATTGCTGAATTTCATTGCCGACGCGAACGCCTACAAGTAACTCAGGGATAGGCTAAAACAGTTCGAGCTGTTCCATACTGGTCAGCACGAATGGGACGACGCTTGCCACTCTTGGTCATGAGGGTCGTAGTAACCTCCCATACCATAGCCGCCAAGCTCCATGTAGAATCCAACGCCAGCTTCGTCAGCGATGAACTCGGCTTCAGAAATCTTGCTCTGGGCTTCAGCGCCCAGTTGTGCAATCTTGTTGATTGCCTCTTTTTGACTTAGACTAATTACGTTCCTTTCTAGTGTAGGGCTTTTAACACGTCGTCAGCTATCTCGACAGCTATTGCCCCTACCGACTGATGTGGAGTTCCAGTCGATATAAGGCTCTACATTGCTTCAACTGCCAACTTCTCTCTTAGAGACATACCTAAGTAGTATTTAGTGTCAGTCTCTGATGGGTATATAGGAGGGTTGCTGTTCAATCAATACTTCACATGGTTAGATTCAAGCCACTTCCGCTTGTTGTACAGCTTGTGCTGCTCGGCATCGTAGTAGAACTCACCGGCAGGGCCGGTTTGGGAGTTGTCACGATTCTTACTGATGAACGCCTTCGTGGTGTTGCGCTCAATCGGGTCAGGGTTCATCTTATCACGAACCAGAAGGATGTTCAAGGCTGCTGACTTGAAGATCGTAGAACTTCCTTGGAAGTCTTCTTCAGAAATCATAGCGCCGCTGGAATTCTGCTGGGATTGGCCGCCACCCGACTTACGAACGTGGTTGATGTTGATGAAGGTCATGCTGTGGCTCTTAATCAAGCCCTTCTGCCACTTCAAAAACACAGCCTGCTCTTCGTTCGTCATTCCGTCCAAGATGTCTTGCAACGGGTCCAGAATGATAACACGAACTCCACATGAAATCACCAACTGTTCTACAACAGCCTTGAGGTCTTCAACAGAACCGTCACGATCATCGACTAGGTAGAACCTGTGCGAACCATCTTCACGGTAGAACAGCTCCTTTTCCTTTGCCTTTACCCAGTCTTGGTCTAGGAACTTCGACTTTTCTGCATGGTCTTTGATGTTGTTGATCTTGTACTTGATGTACCGACTCAACATCGAAATACCGTACTGACCGGCATTTAGCTCCATAGAGACGATGCCGACAAGGTGCGGGCAGTTGAAAGCCCAGTACATGACGCATTCGTCAACGTACACAGTCTTGCCAAGACCAGAGGCAGCGCCGATGTTGACGATTCGGCCAAGGCCGATGCCGTCAGCAGTCATTTCATTGACCTCTTCCATGAAGTCGGGGAAACGAATCTTCTCTACTAAAGCTTCCTCTCGCAGACGGCCAGACAGCTCCCCAGAGCCAAGAACGCCAGCAGGCATGTACTGCTTTGCATTCCAGAAGTCCTGAATGAAATCTCGCTCTTTTCCGGCTTTAACGTAGTCATCCGCATCCTTGAAGCGCATCGACATGACGTACACGCGACCCTTTGGCAAGACTTTTGCGATCTTCTCCGCAGCCTCTTCCCCAGCCTTATCCGCATCCATGCAAACGATGATCTTTTCAAACTGTGCAAAGAACTCGTAGCGGCTCTGTACCTGCTTGTATGCCCCGCTCTCGCCGAGCGTTGAGCACACGACAGCAGGGGGTTCAAACTCCGACTTACCACGACGTTCAAGATCGTCTTTGAGCATCTGGTAAGTGTTAAGCAGCTTCGTCTCTCCGCCAACGATAATAACCGTTCGCTTGGAGTTCTTGAATCGGAATTCACCAATCATGTCGCATTCTTTTCCGACCTGACCGATAGGGTTCGAGAAGTCCTTCGGGAATACGCGGGTTCGGTATCCAGCCAACTGGCTGTCAATAGTCGTCGGGAAATACTGCTTGCAAGGCTCGCCAGTCTCGGCGTCGTACTCGTAGCGAACTCCGAAATACTTGTTGGTTTCGTCCCGGATTCCACGGTAGCCGTGGCCCTTCGTCCCGGTGTAGCTCTTTATTTCAGCGTTCTGTTCGTCTGTGATTTTTTCTCTTGTCATTACTTCTTCATCCTCTTCCTCTTCGGCATCCCACCCCATCTTAGCCATGTGCTCATCTGAAGGGATAGTGAAATTGCAAGACCAGCAAAAGGCGCCGTTACCGGCGCCATATACATGCAGGTTGTTACCAGCGTTGTCGCGGCCGTTACGTCGGCAGCGCGGGCATGCTGTCTTGTACTCGTAACTGAGGTCGATTCCGTACTTTTCAGCCGGTGCCGTCATCGGGTCACGCCAGTGAAATCAAACGCTTCGTAGCTAGGCGTCGCTGGCGAGTCCAGCAAAGCTCTCGCAGAACGTCCTTGTCAAGTTTTTGATCTTTGCCCATCACCTTCAACTCTTCACGAATTGCTTTGGTCACTTGGTACTGGCTGAGAAACTTGAACAGTAGGTAGTCTTGCTCACGTACAGAGATGAAGTTTGCACGCTGAGCGATTCGAGATTGAACGCTGGAAATCAGTTTGTTGAGTGACATCGCCATCTTGTAAGTTCCTTTCTGGTTGGTTCTAAGCCGAAGCCGCTATTGTATGCAGCTTCGGCGAGTTGTCAAGCTTTACTTGGTGTTGATGATGCCCTTGAAGTCGTAGGGCACAACGATTGCTTGGACCTTGCCAGCAGCGATACCTTCCGCAATCTTCATCTGTGCCGCTGCCTGCATGTATTGGATCGCGCCAGCATTGGCATTCAGGGCAGCGATTCGACGGCTCTCGGCCTCTGCCGTGCGAACTTCGACTTCCTTTTGCAGCAGGCCATTCTTTGCTCGCACAAGCTCGTTTGCGCTAGCAACCACAGAGTCTGCCGGGACAACTCCACGGATTTGAACACGCGAAATCGTGATCGAGTTGCCAAGTCCTTCAGCCTGAAGCGTTGCGTTGATGGCCTTGATTTGAGTCTCCATCGCCTCGCGGTTGTCGTTCATCGTCAGTGCTTCGTACTCTCGCGCAGCCTTGTACGCTGCGTTCCGTGCGGTCTGCGTCACATAGTTGCACATCAGGTAGATATCACCGTTAGCTTCCGCGTGGAAGCTGCGGCTATTCGAGCTGTACAGTCCTGCAACTTGACTTTGGTTGATGCTGTAGATGACTGACAGGTCAAAGTCCTTCATCGTGCTGTCGTCTTTGCAATCGGCGTCATGTTGTCAATGACTGCGGACACATCCTTAATAGGGAACGTTATGATTGACCCGACAAGAGTTTGATTGAAGCTTCCCGGAAGCAGCTCGCCCTGCTTCAATTGCTTGTCGTAACCGATTCGCACCCCGACCTCGCCGGTTTCGATTCGGGTGCAGCCAGTAGAGGCGATAGCCAGTGCTGCGATTGCTATGGTAGCAAAAAACTTCTTCATGTACTTTCTCATTGTACTGGTTAGAAACAGATGATAATCGCTGCCAGTACAGCGGTTGCCACGGATGCTGTGAAAATGGCGACTAGCGCCCCTTGGCAAAGATCAGCTTCTGTTTGAGAGTTGAACTCCGAAACGCAGTGTAGCAGAGAAACGAGAGTAGCCAAACAATTCCGAAAACAAAAACTAGCCTTGCCACTGTTACTCCATGTTCTCGCCGGGAATCAACTTTCGGTGCTGAATCCACCCGTGAAGGTTGCCAGACCACAGACGGCCTTGACGATCCATGTGGCTAATCCCACGCTCCCACGTATGCGGCATTGTAGGGATGTTCCAATCATCTTGATCGTCCGAGTCTCCAAACGTCGTTGGCATCATCGGAGTTGCCTGATGCTCCAGCGCAGATGCGTGCTTACGCTTGTCACCGACAAGTCGGGCATAGACTTCTTCACTCTTTTCGAGGCCGTAGTCCGTGTTTCTGAAGCTCACCGCCGCCGAACGTGCAGATGATACATGAATTGCTTCACGCTCGTCAAGCGGAATCCAGAAACCTTCTTTTTCAGCTTCGATGAAGTAGTTAAGAGTTCCTGTGAGATTTCTCACAGCTTTGACATACGGAAGATGCCATTCGCCGTCTTCCAGCTCCAGAGGGACGCTCCCAGCCATTGCCAGCTTCATGCAGCGCGACAGCTCTGCAATCGTCGGGTCCGCTGCATCGTCGTCTCGCAGCCAGAAGAAGTTACCGAACTCCGTGCCAGAAACAACAGTTTTCATCATCTGGAAAGGCTCAACAAGTCGATTGTACACTTGCTTGTGGTATCCAGCCTCGTACATGCCTTTTGCGAACTCTACAGCGTGTTCCCGAGCTTCGCTCCAGATGTGCTCAGGGCTACCTTCAGCTCGCCAGAAGTCAGATTCTACTTCAATGTTGGCGTCGAAGTCAACACCCTTGTCTTGCATTCCAGGGTTTGCTTGCCCGAAGCGCACAGGGCGTGCAGTAAGCTGCTCGACCATCTTTAGGAATGGGATTGCTCGGCTGCTTGCAGAGTTTCGGGACAACATTCGGTGCGTGTTGAACTCTGCGAGGATCAGCCGTGGGTACTCGATTTCAAACGTCGTGAATCGAATGCCAGCCGAAGAAATGCTGTCGCAAATGACGGTAGCTTTGATGCCGTACTGGCCTTCAGTCTTACTCATTCTACTCCTTTTTTGAGTTTAGGGTACTTATTGTAGAACTCTGAAATTGTTGCAGAGTCTCTTGCTTTGAAGCCGGACATTTCATACGCCTTGCTGTCTTTGAACTGTACCATGCGCTTCTCCGCCCTGTCAAGCGCATCGAGCTGGAAGACGTATGACTTGTATTCCCACTGTGTTGCCAGGTCTTTAGCCATTTCTTTCCTTACAGAATGTCAGTTTTCCGATAGGCTTGCAGGCCATGTGGCCTGCCCACCGAGGCTTCTTCCCGCTATAGAAGAACTTGAAATTCTCATCGTTGAGAACTCGTTTATGGGTCAGTGCGGAGTATAGCAGCTCTTTTTGGTCTGTGTCGTATCTCTTGATGCCATGCTTCCTGTACAAAGAGAACTGACTTCTCTCTGAGACTACTTGGCAATATGTCTGCCCTGATTCTACAGCTCTATGCACGATTACGTCAACAACTGCGCGTTGCGCCTTAGTGCTCTCGCCCCGTGCTTCGTGGTACACAGCGGATGCTAGGCACTTTTCATGACGCTCTGGAATTGCTTCTGCAAACGTCGGCATATAGAACACGCATGCAGCCACTATAGCAGATTTCACTGACAATGCAACAGCCCTGCGACAATAGCCGCGAAACTTGCTGCGGCTGCGAGAATTGTAAATAGAAATTCCTGCATTTTTCATACTTTCTTCACGTTCGCCAGCCATTGAAGTACATGTCATGCACCCTTTGCTTCGACTTGGCTGGAATTCTAGGGTACGGCATCCAAGAGACAAAGTGCTTTTCGTCTCCGCGCTTCCATGTAACTTCGCAAAGTTTACCACCGATGCTGATGGCGAGCAAGTTGTTTCCTATCGGTGGCGGGTAGTCGATGATGTCCACCATTTCTGGAGCCTTTACAACAGGCCGCTTAAGTTCTTCGGTGTTCACGAAACCTCCAAATGAAAATGGGGCCTTTCGGCCCTGTTTGTTAGTGGTGAGCAGCCTCTGTCGAGGCTTGTAGTTGGTTCTTTGCGAACTCTAGAAGGTCTGTCGCAATTTGAATAACGTCTTCATACGTAGCCTCAAACGGAACAGACACACTCATGGCACCGTATTTGAAAACCCGCCCTGGTGGCAGACTCTTGGCAGCGCGGGCTTCCCACTCTTCCGCCTGTGCCAGCATGTTAGCGGGCGAACGGCCCAGAAGGGCGGAAACTTTCAACATGACAGAATCAGACATTTTGCGGCGCGGCTTGGTTTTGATGCTTCGCATTGTGCCACGGGTAGCGAACTTGTCAACGCCACACAGACGGAATGGTAAAACCTGTTAAAACGGCCTAGGATCGTCTGCAATGCTTCGCCTATATGCTGGCCCTGCCCTGCTAGCGTATCGGCGCCTGTGGCGCGTTCTAGCGGCCTTCCTGCGGATTAACGCCAAACACAAAAGCAAAAGCCCGCACTAGGCGGGCTTTGTTTCTGGCGGGTTATACTGCTTCCCGTTTGGTGTTCGTTCGTTCCCACATGCGGCGCTTTTGCAAGCGTGCGCGCTGCTCTTCGCTCTTCTGTTCCTGCTGGCGGGTCTTGATGGTCTTTGCGTAATGTGCGTTATTTTGCATTTTGGTATTCCTTTGTCGCGGGGTCTTTATCACTCTTCAGTTTTCGGCGTGTTTTCTTTCACCCAGCCCACGCAGTTTACACGGCGCAGGCTTCGGAATTGCACAATTCCTGCGCTGCTGCGGACTTCCCAAAATGCGCCGTTCTTTTTCACAGTGTACACGATTTATTTCGAGTCGTCAAGTATGGTTATTCGATTTCGCTTGCAAGTTCTGCCTCAATCACTCGCCTGTAATTGTCGCCATAAGGCGAGCCGGACGGGCCGAAATCAATCCCGCCTAGGCTTGAAACGTGTTCTCCTTCATCATTATACATCGTGCAAAACCATGTTGAATGATCCATATCATCAGACCAGTCTGCGGCCGTCACATCAGGGTCAATCTGCCATTCAAACGAATAACCTCCTTGCCGGGATTTTTCTTCAGCCTGTGCCAGTTGCACGGCGCAGCGTGCGCGGCTTGAAATGTAGTGGTGTGCATTCGGGTCAGCCATGCGGTATTCTTTAAGCATTGCGCGGGTTTCCTTGTACGTCGTGAACTCGTCCACAGTTCCCAGATTGCGACCTTCGCGTCGTTGAATGTAGACCATGATTTGCTTTCGTTGCGTTGTTTGATGCTTTGCATTCTAGGGCCTGATTTTTAGCTTGTCAAGCCCCTTTTGTTTGTGTGGTTACTTCGTCTAGTTCAAACGCTGGCGCATTTCAACCCGCACATGCTCGCCAATGTCTGCCCATGCTTGCGCCATTTTCAGGGCCTGCGCGGCTTGTTCTGGCGCCTTTACTGGGTTTGTGATTCAGTGCCTGTATTTTGAGGCTTTCAGAAAACCCTGTCAAGGGCTTTTGAAAGACCCTTTCGGGTCTGTGGACTTAGGCGATATATCGCCCGACAATCACAGATTCTGTGGAATTGTCCACAAACTTGACCAGCACGCCAGAAAAGAAAGAATCGGACGAATAGCCGTGCCAGTCTTTCAGCTAGCCCGTCAATTCACTTGGCGAAACTTAGTGTCCGAGTAGCTAACGCTCTTGAGGAACTTCCCCTTTGGCGCGTCTGGTTGATCGCACGAACTCTTCAGCACCATCGTCGGGAACTGGCCCTCTGTGTACGTCTCAGTCACGCCGCGAAGCCAGTGGAATGCCCGAGTCTTTTCAAGGTCTTCTTGACTCTTGATGAATCGTGTCATAACGCCGTCAACTACGTCTTGCATGTCCCCGTCCCCGTCAACTCCCATGAAGTGTTGAGCGCCCATAGCAAATACTTGGATGTCGCAAAGCGCATCGCGGACCTTGATAGGGCTCTCATCTCCGAGAGCTTCCAGAAGCTCATTGTATTCGTCAAGGATATTCTTGCACTGCGACTTAAGGCGCTGCCAGTCGATATTGGCATAGTTCCCGCGCTTGTTGCCGAATGCCGTATTCATGTCTGCAACGGCTTGAAATGAGGTCTTTGACATCTGTATCCTTTCTTCAGGGTTGTTGTGCAGGGCCGTAGGTGCCCAAGACTTTAGCGTGCAAGTTTACACTAAGCACGCTTGTTGTGCAACAGCCAAATGGCTGCAAAAGTGGGAAATTATCTTGGAAATTTTCTGAAATCTGGCAAATGTTGCTAGAAATCTTTTAGGTGTATGCCGTACTTCGCCAGTGCGAAATACAGGATTTCAGCTTGAAAATCTCCCGGCTTACCGCAAAATATACAGTACCAAAAGCCCAGACGCTATCCAGCAATCCTGGCTCAGCTTTCAGATTACTCTCAAAAGTGGGAAATCACTTTGGAAATCTTCCGGTCTACGGCAAGAATGTCAGATTTCATTTCCAGCCATGTACATGCCTAACTCGTCAGTACAGTCTGCACCGTCAATTGGAACAGTCAACATCCAGCTAGCTATGAAGCTTAGCTTGAACGTTTTCGCTGCGATGTCTGGACATCCATTCACAATACGTTGCAAATCCATGATCTTCCTTTCAAATGTTTGGAACAACAGGCATCTTCATGCCAGCGGCTATCGCTGCCCTGGACTGAGCGATGTCGTCTTGATGATAGGATTGTGCGGCATCTCTGGCATCTGTGTCAAGAGATTTTTGAAGCTTCTTGCATTGTGCCAGCAGCTCAACGGACTGCTTCCATAGGGCAACGATCACCTCGTCCTTGATGTCCCCCAGACTTGTTCTTGATGCGAGCTTCAGCTTGCTTGAACACTTCGTAGCTTGACGTACCGCTCACTTGAACTCCTGTTCCTCGGTTGTGGAGCCTCAATTCTAGCACTGCCGATTGAGCAAACTCAACACCCCATATAGGTGTGTCATAAAAACGACACTACTGTTGACAATGTTTTAGGATTGTGCTATTTTATATATAATGTATTGTTTAAGCATTGTCTAAGTTGTATAACTTAGTAGAATACGGACTACCTGACGGTAGTCTTACAAGTATTAGTTATAAGGCTCTTACAGAGCTAGTAATAGTCTAAGACTATGGCATGTACATGCCGGATTGATTGTGCAAATGTTGGCGCCTAGGGCGCTTGACAGGTTGTGGCATGTGTATTAGACTTACTCCATTACGTTTAGGCATGGAGGAAATTATAGACGATTCGTTAAGAGTGGCAAACAATGCCCACTCGTCACTAGACTTGCAAGAGTTGTTCTCGTATGATGTTGTTTCTGGGGTGCTTACATGGAAAGTTTCAAAGGGCAGGGCAAAACCCGGAGACGTTGCAGGAACACAGCACAACAAAGGCTACCTGTCAGCGGAGGTCGATGGTACTGCATACCTCGTACACAGGCTGGCGTGGTGCATGTACTTTGGCGAGTGGCCTAACGGGTTCATAGATCATGTAAACCTTGACAAACAGGACAACAGGATTGAAAATCTCCGTATTGCATACAGATCATCAAACAACTGCAATCAATTCGTGCGAGCCGATAACACATCAGGTGTGAAAGGTGTGTCGTGGCACGCAAGGGTAGGAAAGTGGCAAGCCCGTGTGCAGGTCAGATCAAAAAGAACTCACATCGGGTACTTCGACAGTCTTGAACAGGCTGAACAGGCAGCAATAGCTGTAAGATCAACACAACATAAGGAGTTCGCTAATCATGGCTAAAGACAACAAAATTCGCCCTCAGTTGGCTTGCGATTTCGATCAAGACAAGCTTCGGTTTCCTGTCATTGTCTCTGCAAAGATTGACGGCGTTCGTGGCATCAACCTAGACGGCAACCTGACTGGGCGCTCACTGAAGGCTTTCAAAAACAGCTTTGTCACTCGGCGATTTTCTGGGCCGCAGTTCAAAGGCTTCGATGGAGAGCTGGCGCTTGGTAACTGGACCTCGGATACTCTGTGCAGCGACACAACTGGCTTTGTGAACCGGAAGTCCCCGAAACCCGGTAAGCCGACCGAGAGCGAGCAACTTGTCTGGTACGTTTTCGACTACTTGGCAGATGATGTGATTGATCTACCCTACGCAAAACGTATTGCAGCGGCAGAAGTCAAGATCGGCCGTATGCAAGAGTTCCC